TGTTCCGGTCTTTTATCCAGGCGGCCGGGATAGCGGCCAACTATTAGATGAAGCGCTGGGTTATAACCCAGCACTGCCGCCTAAAGCTGGCCGCTATACCGGCCGCCGACCTGATCGAGCTGCCGCGCGGGCCGCTGTCCTCGGCCGCCACGGCGGTTTCCAATTTTTCATACTACGATTCGACTGGCGGCACCAACGCCATGCCGGCGACGGCCTACGCGGTGGACGCCGACGCGCTCGTGCCGCGTATATATCTAGCCTATGACAGCGAATGGCCCTCCGATATCCGATCCTACCACGACTCGATCAACATCGAGTACTGGGCCGGATATTCGTGCGTAAACGACGTGCCCGAAGACATCAAGACCTGGATCAAGCTGCGGGTTGGGGCTTATTATGAAAACCGCGAATCACTGATGGTGGGTAGCGGAAACTTTATCAGCGAGTTGCCGCGCAGCTACGTCGACGGTCTGCTGGACCGCCACGCCGTCATCCGGGTGATATGATGCGCGCCGGTACGCTTGACAGGCAGATAACCATCATGCAGTCGTCCGTTTCGACGGCGCGCAGCACGGACGGCGCCCCGGTCCTGGTCTGGTCGACTATGCTGGCTAATATCTGGGCACGGGTGGTGCCCCGCACCGGCAGCGAGATCTACCGCGACCGCTACCGCTGGGAGGTTGCGGAAACTGATTTTTTTACCCGCTGGACGACCCACACGATCACAGCTGACCATCGCATAAAATACGATGGCGATATATACGAGATCAGGGCGGTTATTGATGTTGATGAAAAACATGTTGAGCATCAGTTTATCACCACAAAGCACGAGTGATTATGGGTGTTGAATCGAAAACATATCAAACGCTTGCCAATTCGACTGCTCTGGTGTCGGTTGTCGGCACGCGTATCTACCCAGAGCATCGACCGGATACCGACAGCCTGCCCGCTGTGATTTTTTCCCGCGCACCGGGTGGCGAGCGGGTTAACACGCTATCCGGCTATAATGCGCTTGAGAACGTAATTATCGAAATTGACGTTTATGCCACAGCGATAGATGCCAGGCGGGAGGCGGGAGATCTGGTAATTGCAGCGATGACAGGCTCGACGCGCTTTTCGTGCCTTTTGCCCGATCCTCCTTTTGATGACTATGATCCGGATACCAGAACCTACGAACGCTCTTTACAGTTCTCGGTCTGGAACCACACCACATAAACGGAGGTTTTAAAATGGCCATTGAAACACAAGGAACCAGATTCTTTTGGAGCACTTCAACCGCGGCGTCAACCGCGCAGGAGATTTTAGGGGTTGAGGGCTGGGACGGTTTGGGCGGGGTATCGCCTGTTATTGATGTTACGAACCTGGCATCAACCGCCCGGGAAAAAATAGCGGGTATCCGAGATCCGGGTGAATTGTCAATCAACCTGCAATATGATCCATCGACGGGCACAGGACAGCACTCACTACGGGTGGATGCCGGCACCCGCGTTACCCGAAAGCTGATCATTAAATATTCAACAGTAGATGCCAACGGTGTCGGCCTTGAGGTCAACGCACAAAGCGGCGGCGTGGCAATTACCGGATCGGTGGACGATAAGGTAATGGGATCGGCTCAGATTATCTTGCAAAATGCAGTCACCGAAACCACATTTGCAACTTAACCGTATATATCATCAGGGGGGGGAGATGGCGAAATACTTAGGGCGCGACGATATCCTGCAATGTATCGATGAGCGCTTCCGAGACGTCTCGGTGCCGGAGTGGGGCGGTACAGTTAGGGTGCGTAGTTTAACGGGCGGTCAGCGGTCTGTATTGCTGAGCATGACAAAAGACGCAACGCCCGAAGACTGGATCGAGCGCCTGGTGGCGGCTTGTGTCTGTGATGAAAACGGGGATCCGATTTTTACTCAGGAAGATGTAAGGGAGTTAAAACAAAAAAATTCCGCTGCTCTTAACCGCGTGTTTGATGCAGCCGATGATCTCAATGCTGTTTCCGATCGGCGTGTGGATGCCATCGCGGGGGAATAAAAGCCCACCCCGAAATGATTTTTTATTTTCGACTGGCTAGGGAGCTGGGCATGACGCTGGGCCGGTTGTTAAACGAGGCATCGAGTTATGAAATATCTGCCTGGATCGCATTTCTGGAGGTCGATGAGACGCTTGAAAAGCAAAAGAAACAGACATCGGCGGATCAGCTGTTGCGAGCCAAAATGATAGAGGCGGGCCGACTGGCGGCTGCTAAAAAGATGAGAAATGGCAAAAAGAGGTAAATTTAAAATCGAGTGGTATGCAGACGAGGTTGTGCGCGAAATGAAGCGAATGACCCGGCAGGAGCACCGCAACTCGGCGCGCCGGATTTTGCAGCGTGCACGTAAGTTTGTGCCGGTTGGCGGCCAATCGAACAAGATCGGTCGCCAGCGTATCCGGTCATGGAAGTCCGATAATCCGGGGGCGCTCAAGCGCTCGCTGGTTATTCGCCGGTCGAAATTTGCCGAAGGCGGTTATGTGGTATTGGCCGGTACTGAAGAAAAACAGGCCACCCATGCGGTATTTGTCGAATATGGCACTATTTTTACTCAAAATCGTAAAGGGTATCGATTTATGAAACGGGCGATTGCACAAGAAAAAGCGTATTTTACACGGCAATTGCGCAAGCGGCTGGGGGTTTAAATGCCATCAGCGCGAGTTGGTTCCGTATATGCAGAAATCCGGGCGCGGCTGGATAAGTTCGAGCGCGATTTAAAAAAGGCCCAGGGCCAGACGATCAAGGCCACCGGACGTATTCAGCGCTCGCTGGATAAGATCAATTTGGATCGGGCGGCCAAAAGCCTGGCGAATTTTGTGGGTATCTATGCCGGTGCCCAGGGCATCCGGACGCTGATCCGGATAGGGTCTGAATACGAGCAGTCAATCTTTTCAATGTCGCAGACGTTTCAGGATGAAACCGACAAAATGGTGGCAACCGCCAAGCGTATGTCGTCTTCATTTAATTCATTTTATGATTTTAACGATATCGCCTATGCCTTCACCAAAACGGCAGACTCGATGCAGCGCTACGGTATCACGGGCGATAAATACCTAGAACTGGTAAGACGCGCGGCAGATATCGGGGCCGCTAAAAACCTGGAGCTGAAAGAATCTATCGATCGGATCGAATCGGCCATGCGCGGTGAGGCCGAGGCTTCGGAGTATTTGGGCCTTACCTTAAACGATACCTACATGGCTAATATTGCCTTTAACGGTGCCCTATCAGATACCTGGGAAAAAATGAGCGATCTGCAAAAAACTCAATATCGGTTTAACGAGTTGATGATCCAGTCCCAGAAATACACCGGAGCCGCCAAAGAAGCCACCGAAACATTTTCCGGGGCTGTGCGGTCGTTGTCAAACGCCATACGGGATCGACTAAATAATACGTTGCTGGCATCAAACAGCCTCCTGACCAACTATGTGCAGCGCCTGACGAAAATATGGGAAATGCCCCAAAAGCTAACGCGCCTGGATATGCTCAAAAAGCAACAGGCGGATCTAATCAAGCGGCAGCAGACGCTCAATGCGGCAATCATGGAAATCGGGCGCAGCCGCACACCGGGTAAAAAAGATTCGCTTGACCGGCTTTTTAATCGACTGCGGATCGTGCAGGATTCGCTGGCCTTGGTATCTCAGGAAATCCGCAAGCTAAACAATGACTACAAACAGTTGGGGGTAACAATCGAACAGAGTAATACCGGGTCCGGCGGCGTTGCAGCACCACAGCCCCATTACTTTAAAAAAGGCGGATATCTAAGCGAGCACGAAAAATGGCGCCTGTCGCAGTACGAAAATGTCAAATCCAGCCACGAGGAAATGCGGCGCAGCGTGTCAAAGTACACGTCCTATGCCGCTGAAAAATATAAATATTTGGGCGACAAGGCCCAGGCGGTAGTTAGTAATATGACCGATGGTATCACGCAGTTCGCGCAAACCGGCAAGCTGGAGTTTAAAGGCTTTGCTCAGTCGGTCATTGGGGACTTGATCCGGATTCAGTCGCGCATGGCACTGACCGGACTGTTTGAAGGTATCAGTGGTATGATCGGCGGTACGCTGCCGACAACTATTCGCGGCGGCCAGGGCGGTGGCTACGGTTTTCAGCACGGCGGATATATCGGTGAAGATGTTGCCGGTATCGGCCGCCGCAGCGGAAAAAGCTATGAGTTTCACGGCAATGAATACGTGGTGCCAGCCGATAAAATGGCAAGTGTTAATAAAGGCAAGGGCGGTGAATCGAATATTACCGTCTATAATATCAGCGCCATGGATGCAACGAGCTTTGTCGAATTTGCGCGGCGCACCGGCGCTATACCGTTGCTGGCAGCCGAAAATATGGCGGGCAACGGCATGCTTAGAAAAGCGG